TCACCCTGCGTTCTGCATTTGTTCTGCCATCTCGTGGGCGCGCGCAGGCGTCTGTTTGGCCCAGCGTGAATCCAGCATCTGGACGTGCGCTTCGAAATAATTCGGCGGATCCTCCCGAAGCGCTGCCCACATTTTTCTAAACTTGGAAACTCCCCTCCCCCCAAGCTGAAAAATCTGCTCACAGATGACGGTCTTCGCGTCATCCGAAATCTTTAAGTCCTTGCACATCTCATGCGTCTGATCAATGGCACTCTGTAAATCTTTTTCCAGAATGTCTTCCAGATATTCCTTGTCGTATTTTTTCCCGTCCTCCCAGTGGTCCTCCACGCATAGGTGGCCGAACCCCACGGTCCTTTTATTCAATGTATCGCGGTACACGACGTCCCGAAATCCCTCGTGTTTCTTGACTGACTCTAATAATTTATCATAGTTCATCCCATTATCCCCACGTAGGCGGCACGCATTATCAACGCCATGACGCCGAACGATACCGTCCACACGATCCTGAAGATCGTGTCAATCTTTCCTGAGAGGTGTGAGATGTGGTTGTCAAGCTTCTGGTTGATGAGCTTGAGCTGCCCCTCGATCTTGATGATGTCCTCACGGTTCTGTAACATTTTTTCCTCCGCCATTATGTCACCCAATTCCCTACTGTACCTGCTTGCAGTTGCCTGTAGTAGTCATCATATTCTTCTTGTGTTGTTGGTTCTTGAACTCCCCATTGTAAATCCCATTTCTTATTCTCCATATCTTTAACTTTTTTCCAAAGGTCTTGTTTTGATACTCCAAAATCAGGAGTGTTAAGAGGATTTCCCATCATATCTTTTTGACCTTGAGTCAACTCCGCCATTTGGTATTCATCCAAGCTTCCTATTCCTCTGTCGTTAGCCGCGTAGTCAATTCCTCTCGCGTCCAGATTTTGAATGAGCCTCCAGATATCAAGATCAGGATAATTCCTGAAAATTTCATCAAGATCTATCTTTGATTGTTGATCCCAATTAAACCGTTCATTCATGGACTCACTATAATAATTATCTTGAGGCTGCCACCCGAAGAAGTCCAGAATGTCATCGGAATACATCCCATGATCATAGTACAGCTTTCCTGTGTCGTGCAATCCTTTGCCAATATCTTTAACCCATTCAGGACTATTTCTTTTTATAGAAGGCCAAACACCATGCTGTTGTTCTTGCACTACATCATCAGGATTATTATATCCCCAAAACCAATTATCAGGATTTTCATTTTCGAATGAAGGTAAAGTATATCCAAACTTCTTGTCATACCCTCCTATGGTTGATTGTGGTCTTTCAAAGGCTTCAGGCATAAAAGCTCTTTCATCTTCAAATCTATCAAATTCTCCAAATCTTCCAATGTTATAGTCATCAGATACTTTTCCCGCTTGTAATGTTTCTTCAAAAGGATTTACCATTACATTACTCCTAGTACGCCCTTGTCCTTGGCGTTCTTCATGAAGGGGTTGTCATTGATTCCCTTCTGCGGCTCCGTGAACTTGCCGTCGTTCCCCATCACGGGGTTGCTGACGATTCCCCCCTCGTTCATTCCGCCATACTGGTTCGCCAACGCCGCGTCAGTGTCGCCTGTGTAGAGGGACGCCGCCGCACCTGGATTCATCACGTTGCTTCCTGTTATGGAAGACCCAAGCTCTGATCCGCTGCTGTAGGCTTCCGGAATCTGGTCAAGGTTCATCTCCGGTGGTGGAGCTCCTCCCCCTTTCCAAGGAGGTGCCGTCACGTAAGGGATGTCTCTTGCCTTATCCAGTCCCTGTCCTATTTTTCCTAGTATGTTAGGAAGCGCCTTGTTCATGTTGCCAATGGCTGTTGACATTGTATTCTTTGTTTGGTTTCTCATGTTCTGGTTTCTGCTGGCTGTTTCCATGTCCTTCATCGTCGCTGTCCATTCCTCATACTCATCCGGCATCGCCTGGATCAGCCTTTCAAAATTTCTAACTCGAAGAACTTCAGGAAGCGTGTCATCCATCGCATACGTCCAGTTTCTTATGCGGATTGGACTGGTTACAATCTTTCCTAGGTACCTGAACCCGAAGAAAGGCGCCATCGCTCCAACAGCTCCGAAGCTGGCGGCTCCTGCCGCAGAAGATCCATAAGCTGCAACGAATGCACCCAGTGGAGACCCCGATTTCATTGCGCCAGCCGGTCCTTGAAGGACTGTTGAACGCGCAAGGAACGTACTCTGCGCCGGCATTCCATACTTGAATACCCGGTCGAGAACCGTGGCTAGATTCTTAAAGTCCTCGAACTTAGGAAGCTGTGTCTGCACGGCCTTGATGTTTTCCCCGAAGATCTTTCCTGGTGCCCTTTCCGCTGCTTGTGTCAGCTGCGTGACTGGACCCCACAGGTCTTCGTAGAAGTTTTCCCATCTTCCCTTTGCGTTATTAAAAATCTTGTATTCCGTTACGACTGGCCCTGGGAGTGCTTCCTTGAAGAACTGCTGCATTCTTCCTCCGCTTTTTCCAAGTCCGAGTGCGTTGTTTAAAAGGTCGGGGTTGATGTACAAAATTCCTTCCACTTCTGAAATGGAATCGTCAATCAGCTTGGTTATATGGTGTCCCAATCCCTTATTGTAGGCCTTATCACCCACGATGTTCTTTAACGCCCTGAGGTTTTCCTTTATGAAGGCACCGGAATGCTTTCCTGCCGCCGTTGACTCAATGAGTGTGTCAAACATTTGCTGTCCTGCGCGTGAAGGATTATTTCCCACGACCACGTTGAACCCGTACCGCTTGACGTTCTGCATCGCCTTTCCGGCGTTCGTTCCCCACAATAACATGCCGTTGCTGAGGAAGTTCTCGTATTCTTTCCACAGCTTGGTCACGTTTTTGAATGGCGTGTTTCCTAAGCTTCCAATGTCCGTTTCAAACGCCTTGTAAAGCGCCTCGATGTCATCACCTAACTGTCCTGTCTCCGCTGTTTTCTGCCAGCTCTTGCTCGCCCACGCATTGTCCATTTTTCTTTTCAGCTGATAGAATTCCCCGATGCTTCGTCGTCCTGGGTTGAGGATCGTTGTTCCCGTCTCCCATCCTTCCTCCGCCTTGAGGACATGCTTTCTAAGCCAGTTGGTGAATGGTCCGTAGGCTTTTCTCGCGTCTCCTGTCAGCTTGGAGGCACGGTGAAGAATTTCCTTCGTGGTTGCCACGAGTGCGTCGTCACTGATGATCGCGCCTGCACTCTTCGCCGCCTCGTAAATCTGCTTGTCGTAATTGACAGCCGCTTTCCTGAATCCTTCCGCCGACTTTCCTGAAAGTTTGAGGTAATCAACCCCCATTTCCATTGTGGTGATGTATGGCGCGAATCGTCCGAGCATGTTGATCGCACGAATTCTTTGCGCTTCACCAGCAAGTTGAACTCCTGCTCTTATTGGTCCGCCGAACGCAGGAACACGCTGGAAGGCGTTTACAAATGTGCCGATGTAAGGTCGTCCTGCCACTGAATATCTTGGCAGTGTAGTACCAGCAATTGTTTCCAAAGGTGGTAGCCATTCCTCGGATTTATTTGATGCCGGCCCAAGCCAGTTGAATGCCTTTGATTTCATCAGGCGCGTCGCCGCACCGCCGATGAAGGGAATGTTCATCTGAATTTTTTCCGTCACTGGAAGATTTCTTTCTCCGCTCGCCCAGATAGCTCCTGGTTTCTTTCCTACTTTTAGAATGTCCACAGGATCAAACTTTGCCAGTGCCTGTTCAGCCGCAAGTATTTCATGCGGTGTAGGGGCACCCAAGTCCTTCCATAACTCTCTTGATAATGGGTCGTCGCCTTTGTACAATTGTGATGCCGGTGGCGCCTTTTTCAATCCACCAGCTGCTCCGCCAATCCATTTAAGTCCTAAATACGCTGGACGCAATCCGAAAAATGCCGTGCTGATTGCGGCGTCAAACACCATCGCATCGACTGCGTTTTGAGTTCTCTCCGGTAAGGATGGCCTGTTGATTCCCTCGTCTCCAAAGGTCAGCGCCTCCGGTGTGAGTGCAAGAATTGGATTGACGATTGAATTCACTAGTCCGGATCGTTCCTTTGGATCCATCTTCATGTACGCCTTCGCCTTTCCGGCACGGTTCATGATGTCAAGCGCTATTTCATATCCGAAGTCCGCGGCGCCTACGCCGAGAGCTCCTCCAACGACTGCCCCTGCAGCACGGCCCCAGAATCCGCCTTTTCCTTTGACAAATCCCTTGCTCGCTCCCTGCATAAATTTCTTGACAAGTCCTAGATTGACTCCCTTGTTGAATCCCTTGATGCTTCCGTAGGTCCCAAGTCCCATATACCCAGCCGCTTCCGCAACGGGATAGGGATTTGGAGCGGTCGTGAACAGTCCTGCCTCATCATAGAGGGAATAGGTCTGCGCGCTCACTGGCGCGAAGTCCGCTTCCGTCAGTCCTGATGCCGCGAGAATGTCATTCTTCGCCTTAAGGACCATCTTTCTGTATTCATCTTTCTTTGCTTGATCATCTGTTTCGTCAATTCTTTTCTGCGCCTTATCAAAGATGATCCCCAGTCGGTCACGGACCTCGTCCTTCTTTTTCATGTAGGCCTGTGATTCTATCTGCCTTGCCTCGTGAATCTTCTTTTGCTCCGCGTTCATCAGCCATCTGTTTTTCTTTCCGAACGGCTGTCCTGGAAGAAGAACGTTTCCTAATGCCTGGAATGGTGCCAATGGAGCATCCGTTGCATACGGCTGGTTCCTCTGGATGATGTCCTGCGCTCCTGTGACAGGAATTCCCTGTTCAGAGACACTTGTAAAGGTCTCGTCCTCTGCTCCCGTAGGACCGTGTCCGAAGACGCTCTCCTGATATCGTTTAATAATCTCTTCGTTTGCCATAATTAATTAGTTGGATTAAATAATTGATCATAATAGTCTACCACTTCCTCATAACTCTTACTTGTTTCCGCGTTGTCCACTCCCACGACTGCGCCTAGGCCTCCTGCCCAGTCCCCGTAGGATGGAATGTCAATTCCTCGAATGTCGTGCCCGAAGGTGTTGTACATGCTGTTTCCCTGTCTCATTTCAAAATCACGCATGGTGTAATACTGCTGCGCCATTTC